AAGATGCGGGTGGAATGAGAGAAATGACCTGGGAGAGTAGAAAACAAAAAAGAATAGATCATTACAGACAGAATATCCACGGTTGGAAATTGCGCCCTTGTTCTGCCTGCAAGCAAACCGAAATAGGGAGATGAAATATGAATCACCATGATTTTGAGTACGAGGTTGTCCGTGACCAGTTTGAGAAATCTCTGAAGGTATTGTCTGCTAAGGCTGACGAGTACAGCCAGGACGATGACAGGTTCTGGAACTTTTACCGGGCGGCCTGCATCTTGGATGTGACCCCTGAGCGGGCGTTGCTGGGGATGAAGGTGAAGCACGACGTTTCCATCATGGACATAGTCGACCTTTGCGAGACGTGGGAGCGTATCTCACCTGGGGACAAGGAATCCATGAGGGCTACGATAGACGAGAAATTCGGTGATACGATTAACTATCTCCTGCTTTTGAAGGGGATGTTACTGGAAAGGTTCGGGCTTATGCCAGCAGACGAGGAGGTGGATACGGAACCGGACGACCGGATTGTGATGTTGTAGCTATCACTGGTTTTATTGATTATTACACATTAAATTTATGTTTGGCAGTTGGATTTAGAGATGTGATACGAAAGCCTTTTACTATTACCGAATTAACAACAGTTATGTGCTGCATTTCAAATCTGAGAGAACGATGGAAAGAAATGAAATAGAATAGTAATTAAAGGGTGGTATGGATGATAGAAAGTTAGCACTAAAGATAGCCTTTAAGATGTGGGGAACGTTTTACTCATGGGGTGGTGATGATCCAAGTGCTTTTGATTGTTCTGGGATGTATGTCGAAATTTTAAAGTCTACTGGTCAATTGCCAAGGAAGAGAGATTGGACAGCCCAAGGTATCTATAATACTTTTTCCAGTAATGTTGTCCTTCTTCCTCATGCAGGTGATTTAGTATTTTTTGGAAGTTCAACAAATAGCATTATCCATGTTGAAATGATGTTTGATGACTTACGGACAATTGGGGCATCAGGCGGAGGAAGCAGGGTAAGAACTGAGGCAGATGCAATCAGGTATAACGCTTTTATTAAAATTAGACCGTTGGCTTCAAGGTCAGATCTTGTCGTAATAATTGACCCATTTATGGAAGTTCCAGAATAACAGGTAGGAGGTAATGTGGACTATCTACTGACGATTATCCCAACGATTCAAACTATCTTGGAAGTTATTTACATAAGCCTGGGTGCTGTGGCTTTTTGCGCGATTGGGTATCTCCTGTTGACTGCGCCGAAGAAATGGACGCCGTGAATCTCTCAATAGCCGAAAAGTTCCGAATCAAGTCTTTACCGGACCAGGCGAATGTGGACCGGAGGTTCTGCGCTCGATATTGCTGTTGTTGGCACGGGACGTGGTGCGCGACTACCCGGGCGCCGAATTACCGTCGAGGGAAATGCTTGTGGAGTCTGGAAGAGATGGCGGAGAGGAAATTGAGAAAATAATGGTAATTCAAACCGACAGTATTCGGTAGGCAGCGTGTGGCCAAAGCTAAACAATACGTTCAACTGGATTACCTATTCCTGCATAGTCGCGCCCGCAGGTTGTTATCTCTTGCCGCGAGGGAGGTTTACACCCAGATCCGCGGCCGCCGGAACATTAAGAATTCAAGGGGGAAGGTACTCAACCGGAGTGACGACCGTATCCGGTTCGGGTTCTCTGATGCGAACGGGATGAGTAAACCTACTTTCCAGAGAGCTGTTATGGAATTAGAGGAAGCTGGATTCATTGATACTGTGGAACCTGGTGGGTTCCCGAACAAGAAGGCCGCTTATGCGATCAGCAATAGATGGATGGCGGACGGTGAGTGGCGAAACATTAAGATATTAGACCCGAACATAAAGAAGAAGAGGAGGTAAGACGATGGCGAAGTCGAGGAGGCTCGGTGATGGTGCCGTACCAGATGCGAAGACCGAAGCCGACGATATCCCAGAATCGGAGATTCTCCTAATCCGGAATGGCGAGAAAACCGTTGACGTGGTTGCTGAGGAGTATGGTGTCTCAAATACGAGCGCGATTCGGCACAGATTAGCGGCATACACACGAAGCACCAAGAGCTTTATCACTCACGTCCCTAAATGTACCGGGGACGAATGCCCTATGAACGATCAGTGTCCCTACACTAAATCAGGCCGTTGTTCGATGATTAACCAGTTCTTGAAGTCCATCTACACTGACTGGACAGATCCGAGGACAGGTCTGGGGAGAGAATTAAACCAGATCCAGTTTGACCGGATTGGAACGCACATTATCCCACTGTACCAGCAGTTAGCCAGGTTCTCTATGGAAACGTCTGCTTTGAGCCAGACGGCCTACCAGAATAAGCAGGGGACCTGGATGGCGTTCCCGCAATTCGGGGAAATCAGGTCTGTCATTACCCAGATACGGTCAGAGATGAAGGACTTGAAGATTGATGTCTTATGGGAAAATAAGTTCGGGACGCACCCGATGGCGGCGACCGTAGACGAGATTATGGACAAAGGACGTCCTGACGCCTACGAGGATCTGGTGAAAAGAGCCGAAGCGCGGGAAAAAGACCGGAAAAAGACGGTGGGGAAGAAGAGTGGCAAGACCTCAAAAAAATCCAAGTAAAGACTGGCGGGACGGACAATCATCATCAGCTGGAGCTCTTGACGGCCACGCTATGATCCGGTGGGCCGAGGAGAAGGTGAACGTGTCTATCACCCCTTTCGGGTCCGCATATTCTATCTGGGTTCCTATCGGGGATCTTCCGAAGGATAAGCATCCTGTCACTGGCCGATCCTACTGGCAGATGTGGGAAGCACAGAAGGAGATTTTGAGGGAAGCTCTCCGGATGGAGAACGAACAGTTTGTGTACCGACTCATCGTTTTCTGTTGGGCCAGAGGTGAAGGAAAAAGTTTACTAGTCTGTTTAATCGAGTTATTCCGGTTCTTCAACTTCACCCGGCAGAAGATTGTCTGTGGCGCCAACTCCAAAGACCAGAGCCAGTTTGTCCATTACGATATTATGAGGAGCATCGTTCTTCACAGCCCCAGGCTATTGCAAGAGATTGGAAGGAAAGGTGTCCAGCAAAAAGGTTTGTATTTTTTTGATAACCACGGCGCCGCACAGTCTGAGATTAAAACGATCTCATCGTTCTCAGGGATTGTGTCGAATATCAACTCCTACACGTTCTCTGAAATGTTCCAGCAGACGAAAGCTGATTTCTTTGTCCAGCTTGACGGATCCATTCGAAATATCCCGAACGCCATGGGTTGCATCGATTCGACCGTTTCGAGTAAACAGCATCAGCTCCACAGGTTATACCAGGCCTACATTAAGAAGAAAGACCCTTCCCTTTTCTTTTCATACTTATACAGCAAAGACGGGAACCCGGACGATTACTGGAACCCGAACATGACCCAGGCTCAGCTGGATTCGTACCGGACCAAGTTCCCATTCGGGGATTTTGAGCGGTACTTTCTAAACTTGTGGGAAGCGGCCGGCGAGAAGGTTTTTACCACCGAAATCATCGAGGCCATGCGGTATCTCGGGGTGGATCAAATGCCAAACACCCACCAGACCTTGACTGAGATGCTGAAGGACAAGAACGAATTCTATAAGCGGCGGGACGATTTCAAGAAAGTCGGAATTAATGTCGCTACCCACGCCAAGATTGAAGAGATCGAGAAAAGGATATGGCCGGTTGAATCGGTGTATACGCTACGGACGGAACATCAGCTACCGAAGATGGCTACAGTCCAAAACATTGAAACCCTCAGCGATATTTACGATACGAATTGGTCGATCATAGGGGCCTTGGATCGTGCTGATCCCATGAAGAAAAGGACGTCAGCGAGAACGATTGTGGTGGGTCTTGCGAAGGGATTACCGGGAAGCAGGTCAAACCCTTTCATCGCATCGGACGGTGAAACCCCGGCGTATATGTACCTTGTGGTCCACCTGTCTCATGTTGAGGACCATTCCCTGGAGGGGATAAAGAACCAGATGCAGGCACTCCATGATGAATTCGGTGGCCTTGACATGCTCGGCGGTGAAAGGTGGGGAGCTTGGGATCTGGCGCCGTGGTGCGAAGAACGGGCGATTGCACTGGATCTGTGGGTGGCTACATACGATCGGCAGAAGGCCATGTTCTCTGAGTTCTTTACCTCGGCGAAGACTGGAAGGTTTAAGATCCCTCCCGTAGCTGTACCAGGGCATAAGCTGGATGATATTTTTGAGGAAGAGGCAGAGATGTTTGACCATGAGCCTCCCATGTCCGGAAGGAAAACGGGGTTTTTTGGGAGCAAGGAAAAGAATATGAAGGATGGAGTCCAGGATGATGTTATGTTCACAACCGGCGGTGCGATTTATGCTGGCAGGGCTTTGTCCGTGGTGGACTTTCGTGAGAGGAAGGGGAAGATTGACTTTGGGACTTTCTTTCCTGCTGCTGGGTTATTGGGGGATTACAGTCAATAAAGGGGAGGTGATTTTTAATGGTAGCAGATGACCCAAGATTCCCACCACCCGGATATTTACCCGGAGAAAGGCGGATGAGAAAAGGTAAAACCAAAATCTTAGCTGTCATAGAGTTACTCTCTGAAATTAACGCCGGAGACTTAGACAATTTGAGTGTCGCCGAATTAGCTCAACTTTATTTCTGGCTGACAAAGCATCAAGGATCTATTTTCGTTAAATCTGTTGGCAGGCTGGGTATTAGAATAGAGGGGGTCGATGAATGATAAGCTATGGCGGATCAAGAATCGTGAGCACAGCAACCGTAGACGATGGGACCACCGGCGGGAAAGAAGAATCTGCAAAAAACTTTATTATTAGAGCTACTCCGGAGATGAGCGGATTGACTTTGGATCACGTAGAGGGTGATTCGGGCTTTTACGATAAGGTCGCATCCTCTCCTGTGTTCGTTTCAGATAAGGGTTATTGGAACGGTGTTAGCTGGATATGGCCTGAAGGTGGGGGTGATGAGGGATGAGACTACTCAAAACATCGGATTATGTTAGGTGGGCGTGCTGCTTGGCCGTAGTCGTATTATGGTTTGTTTTCCCGCAATGGTATGGGTGGGTCCCCAGCCTGTTGGTTCTCGTTCTTGCTGCAATCGAAATACAGGAGATCATAAATCGCAACACCCAAAAGAAAATGAAACTGCTGACTTTACTGGTAGAGGAGATAGGGGTGCAAGCATTCCACACAGGATTAAGGATGACAGGAGGACCAAAATGCAAGAATTAAGTGCAATCTTTCCAGAAAAAGTAAAAGTTTACAACGAGATCGTGGATCTGATGGTTGATATGATTGCCAAACAACCCACAAAGCCTCATGTGGTCAAGGCTCTTGGCCAAAGACTGTCAAGGCTTGGCATCCAACTGTTTATCATGGCGCCGGATAAGGTTGTCGTGGCGTACCTGAAATGGCGGACCCTTGCCTCAGTCGGTGAAAATGCCGAAGAGATTGTGAAGGCGTATGCAGAGATGATCCTTGAAATGAGGAAGGACATCGAACCTACAACCACCTGCGATGTTGAGACCGCTTTGGACCTATGGGGATAAAAATGAGGATTATATCGAAATTCGACTATTATGATTCAGTCCAAGGGTATGGGTTCGATCCGACAGTCATTATCACCAACAGTCACTTTTTACTTGACAAACGTGAAAAAGTTTTTTATGAGGAGGCTATTGCATTACTTTTAGTTATGCCTTTATGAAGGATTTCAAAGAGAAAATACGGTGTAATAAGTGCAAAGGGATACTGTTTGTGGTCGCAGACAGGAATCTCTTGGACAAACGCAGGGGGATAGAAATTAAATGTAAAAAGTGTGGACATATAAATAAGTTCTGACAGGTAGTTTGAGCGCTTCGAGCGCCGCATAAAACCTTCCGCTAAGTGAGCTTTTCGAAAGCCCGGATGGAGAAAGAGACAATCTTTCCCCGCCCGGGCTTTTTTTATGGAGATTAGATGTCAGTATCCACAGTCCTACAACCAGGGGACAGCATCCCAACGAAGATTGAAGATATCCCAGACGAATATCTGGAGGCCATCTTCAGGGAGATCCCCGGGATCAGCATGAGCACCCCGTGGCAGTACGACCCAGGGACCGGATCTTATGGGGACCCGAGCGGACGCACCACAGACGCAGACGGTTATTCTGCTACCCTGGCGGATGGGAAAGACGAAAGTCCCGCCACAAGGGAATACCTTCAGGAGCAGTGCTGGCTCAAGTTCCAGCGCACACCTCAAGTCAATACAGCTATTCGTGGTCTGGCAGGTCGCATGAGCGGCTACGGGTTTGAATCAGCCAGCTCCGACATTGAGCAGATCCAGGACGCGATTGAAGAGATTGAGCTTGATCCCAGGAATAGGCTCTACAACTTTTGGCCAAAATACACGGTTAGAAGCATTATCGAAGGGGAGTTACGAGTATGTTGCACCGTCCATAACGACGGTTTCATCGAGATAGATTTTATTGATCCTTCCTGTGTCCGATCATCCAATGTCGAGAGCGGCATCATCTACCATCCCTTTAAGACGACCATGCCTTTGATCTACTGCATCAAGCGAGACGATGACTCGGTAGAAGAACAGATCCCATCCATATTCATTGCCAGATACCCCGAACTCATGGCCATCGCCAAGAAACAAAAGGGGTTTTCTAACGATGCTCTCAAGGGAAGTCGGAAATCAAAATTCAAGTCTATCGGCGGGTTCAACCGCTTCATCATCGAATGGGATAAATCCTACATCACAAAAAGAAATATCGGTCATTCCAGGACCATTCTCGAATGGTTGAACCACTGGGAGAACCTCAAGAAATACGAGATCGACCACAAGAAATCGGCTGGAGCGTATGTCTACACCTTCCAGTTTACCGATATCCGATCGTGGATTGAGTGGTTGAGGATGTCTGATGACGACCGGCTTAAGACGGGGATCGCTGCCCCCAAGACCCCGGGGAGTTCGTTGGTTCTTGGCCCGAACATGGAAGCGAAGGTCATGAACCCGAACCTCCCGAATATCTCTGAATCTGACACCGACATCCTCCATCAGGTCACAAGCGGGCTGAATGAAGCGGCGGACGTTACCACCGGGCAGTCCTCTGGGACTTTCGCCAGTGTCAAGGAAAGTCGCGGACCCATGAGCGATCGGGTGAGTGATGAGGTCAGCTATTTCGAAAAGTTCTTGAGATACGATTTTTGGGGTGGGGTGTTCTTCCTGAAAAGCAAAGTTAGCAAGTTCCCTGAAACATTCAAGGTTAGGGAAGCCGTTTCGTTCAAAAACAAGGAGCCCATATTCAAGGAAAGGGATGTCAAGCCAGAGCGACTCATCGAAATCAGTTTCCCTACGAGCGAGACCAACGATCCCGAGGCAAGGTCGAGGGCATTCTTTGGTTCGAAGCATGCGTCTTTACATGACACGGCCGGCATCCCATTGAGTGAGCTGGTTAAGAAGATGGGCTTTGGAAATCACAGGAAACTGCGACTCCGATACGAGACTGAAAAGGAAATGTATCCGGAACTCCCTTTGAACATGGACGCTGAATCTGTGCAGGAAACACTACAGGCTGAACCGGCGCAACCGAAACCAGGGGAACCTAAGAAAGACGGCAGTGGCGGCGGGACTCGGGACAACAAAGGTCGCGGGGACACGCCCCCGGCAGATCAGGAAAAAACAGGCAAAGGCAAAAAGGAGAAGAAAAGTGGACAAGATGGTGCTGAGTAGACTGGCAGGTAAGGCGATCAATACGCCGCTCATGATTCTACCGGACAAACTTCAGGTGATCCTTGACGTGATCGGAGGACGTATTGGTGCCGATGACGTGGACATTAAATCGATTGGGTTCGCTGCTGCCGGGGAAAGACAGGTGATCACCGCTCCTAAATCGATTGCAGTGGTCCCAGTGGTTGGCTCCCTGGTTCACCGAACGCACGGATTGGATGCCATGTCAGGTCTCACGACGTATGACGACATCCGGAACGACTTCAAGGCCGCTCTTGCCTCCGATGCAGACGCGATTCTTCTGGACATTGACAGCCCTGGTGGAGAAGCCGCCGGGGTGATGGACCTGTCTGACGAGATTTTTCAAGCCCGTGGAGAGAAACCCATTTATGCCGTGGCGAATGAGAGTGCGTTCTCTGCCGCTTACGCGATCGGGTCCGCTGCTGATCATCTCTTTGTTTCAAGGACGGCACACGTTGGGTCGATTGGCGTGATTGCGATCCATCGTGACCAGTCGGACGCCGACGCCAAAGCCGGCGTTAAGTACACGGCCATTTATAAAGGGGATAGGAAAACCGATTTAAGCCCTTACGCTCCGCTTTCCGATGAAGGCAAGGCGATGCTCGAAGAGGACGTATCGGATCATTACGAATTATTTACCGCAACCGTAGCACGGAATCGGGGAATGAAAATAGCACAAGTTATTGCAACTCAGGCTGGGATTTTTATGGGCGAAAAGGCAGTGCAAAAGGGTTTGGCCGATGAAGTCGCCTCATTCAGTGAAGTGCCTGGGATCATACTGGCTGAATTGAATGGCCAACCAACCCAAAAGGAGGTGATGCACGTGTCTAATGAAGCTCAAGGAAATCTTAAACCAGAGGACGATAAAAACGAGGAGGTGAAAACCATGAATATGCAGGAACTCAAAACGCAGTATCCGGATCTCGTAAGCTCGATTGAGGATTCGGTGAAAGGGCAATTAACCGAGCAGTTTGAGGAGGACAAAAAAGCACTCATGACTACTCACGATCAAGAGCGCGATGAAATGAAAGCTACTTTGCTCAAGTTGGAAAAAGCCGAAGTTATTCGCCAGGAAAGGGATATGAAGGCCGAAGCTGACAGAATATGGGCAAAAGCGTTGACCGATGTCCCGGACCGGCTGCATGAGAAAGTTGAGGCGCAGGTGGCTTATGACAAGTTCGTCGATAAGGGCGTGCTGGATAAGACCGCGTTTGCTGAAGCTGTGCAGGCAGAAGTCGAGGATTGGGAAGCTCGTGGCGCAACGTCAAAAGTAATGGGTACTGGATTCTCATCCAAGGATGTTGAGGATGACGAAACCAAAGCCAACAGCAAGCTGGAAAAAGAAGAAGACGAACTGGCTGATAGCCTGTTTGCCGCTTCCGGCGCAAATAGAGAGGAGGTGAAGTGATATGCCGTTAGGACAAACTCCATACATTAACAGGGGAGGGCAGGAGGATCTGAAAAGACTCTTCTACAGTGACCCCGACAAAGCGTTCGCGCGAGCGATCACGATTCCCGCAGGTTACGGTGTGATTAAAGCCGGAGCCATCATGGGGATCATCACGGAAAGTACCAGCCGGGTTGGCCAGCATGTGCCTTATACCGGGATTGACGCGGCAGGTAATGTAGCTGCGGGTATTTCCAACTTGTTTGGTGCGGCTTTTTTGGTGACTGATCCGTCAACGGGTACCGATGGGTATGTGACCATGGACGACAGTTACAAGTTTGCCGTTGGCGATCATCTGGTTGCCGGTGACAGTGACCTTGATGGGAATACGGATTTGGGAGCTATCACCGCCATTGATCGGACGACTTACACTCATATGGCAAAAATTACGGTGACGAACGCTTTCGGTTCCGAAACCATTGCCAAGGGCGCGGTCATTACCATCCAGTCTGCTGCTGCGACTCCATTTGTGGCCGCGACTGGTGTGTTGAAAGCTGCCGTGGATACTGGTGTGGGCGAAAACGCCAAGGGCGGACAGGGCGTATTGATTATCAGCAACGCGATGCTCTATTCAGCAAATCTTTATAACTGGAATGCGGATGTCGTAACTGACATTGGTGGCTCTGACAGCACTCCGTATTACATTTTTTAATGAAAGGAGGTGAGGTGTTATGCCTATAGGAATTAACGATATACCAGCACTGAGATTAACCGTGCTGAATAAGCTGATCACGAAGTATATGCGGCCACCGAATCTGATTCTCAGCAATATGTTTCGGGACGTAAACTATGAAACCGATAACATCGAGTGGGAATCTCAGATTGGAAGCAGGGGATTAACCCCGTTTGCCGCTGAGGATGCGGAATCTCCCGCTGCAGCCGTCCCTGGAGTGGGCGAGAACTCTGCTCACGCGGCGTTCTGGAAAGAAAGGACCTTCTTTGGTGCTTCCTTTCTGAATAACATCCGACAACCCGGGACTGACCGTATGTACCAGAAAGCGGCCAGGACGTTGGCGAATCAGTCCAGAAATCTCAGCAATAGAAGTTACCGCCGAGAGGAATGGATGCGGGCGCAGATGCTTTGCAACGATGGATTCACCTACAAGGATAAGAACGGGGTGTATTTGACCCTGGACTACGGTATTCCGGATGATAACAAGGTTTCCCTCGCTACGGATTATAAGTGGGGAACTGGCACCAAACGGAAACTCCTTGAGGACATCTTTGACGCCAAACAGGTAGTCAGTGATGCGAATGCCGGAGTTCTGAGTAACGCCATTTTCACCAGCGAAGTCCTTCAGCTTATGCTGTTTGACGATGACATCCAAACACTGCTTCAGAAATCCGCTTTTGGCCAGGGTGATCTTTTTGCCAACCCGACCGGAGTAATTGGGAACCTACTCGGCATTGGTACAATGTACCAGTACGACGAAGCGTACCAGATTAGGGCTTGGTTGACTTCAGCTCTGGCTGCCGGCGCTGGACCTCATACGGTTTCTGTGGATTCGACAGTGGACTTTGAAGTTGGTGGCACTCTGACGGTTCTGGATGTTTCTGCGAAAACAACCGAGACCTTAACTATTTCGGCGGTGAACACCAATGCCGGAACCTTAACCGCGACCGGGACATTGGCGTCATCTTATAAGTCTGGTGACGATTACGTTTACATGACCAAGAAGTTTATCCCCACGGATAAGTTTATTATGTGGGCGGATAATGTAGACGGTGAGCCGATCGCAGAGTTTATGAAAGCCCCCCATGAGTTGGCAAGGAAATGGGGCCAGCAGTTGGATCGTTGGGAAGTGAAAGATCCTGACGGAATGTTCCTGCGTGTCGAGGATAAAGGCCTTCCCGTGCTTTATCATGAAGACGCGATTTATCAGTTAACTGTGGCTTGAAAAAGGGGGTGATCTGAATGAGACAGAGACAAGGACCATACCCCACTCCTAAAGCCCGTAAGCAGTGGGCGGCGAATGACGCTTCGCCCATGCTGGCGGTTGTTTCGGGGGAATTGACCGTTAACCAATCCGGTGTGCCTTTGGGTGCCTGTAATGTGGCGGGGAAGGTGTCTGATGTTTGGCTGTCTGTTGGTCAGAGCGGGAAGGACGATTCAGCTACGTTGTCCCTTACCGCTGATGTGCTGATTAACGGAACGTCGTGCTTGGGTACTGCTCCGATCATTGCTCATGTGAGTGGTGAATCAAGCACCAACAAAACCACGAAGGATGATGCTGATACCGGCGTGACGCAGGCCGCTATGGATGCGGACAACAATGACATTTCGTATGGAGACGTTCTGACGTATGACATGGCGCTGACAAGGACCGCGACTCCAACCACGGAGATGGGTACTTTCACCATTGTTGTTGAACTTGAACCTACTTAACAGAGGATCAATCGATGAAAATCGAAGTCTTGAAGACATTAAAAGGATCTGCCCTATGGCGTAGGGGGACGGTATTTGACGATACCGTCGCCCCTATTCCAGGGGGCATCCTTCAAGAAGTTAAGAATAATGCGGATACCGTAAGAATTGTAGCGGCATCCCCATTTGCCAAGGCCGAGAAACCAATTGCCGAGGCGGAACCAGATAACGAGATCGATATTCCAGTGGAGCCGATTCCTGAGATACAGGAAACAGTACAGGAAGAGGAAGCCCCGCAAGAGACAGAACCTCCATTTGTTTTTCCGGAGATGGAAAGGCTCATCGAAACATATACGTCTATGAGAGCAGTCGCTGATTTGCTTAACGTGTCACCATTGACTGTCTCAAACTGGCGAAAGGGGAAAAGTTCTCCCAAGGCCAGTGCATTGCGCCTTATTAAGAAGGAATACAGGAAGGTAACGACCGATGACCAGAGATGAAATGGTTACGCAGCTCCAGGCCGAAGTGAAGGGTTTAACCGGGAGCCTTGTAACTGCTGATTATGGAAATGCGATTGATGCCGCTGAAAGAGACACTGGCTGGGATCTGCCGCAGACCACAGAGTTTAGAATCAAGTGGCTGCTGGATCGTTCGAAACGCCATTTGTTTTTCTTCCTTTTATCAGAATCCGCAGCAAAGTTCCGCTTCAAAGCCATCCATCTCCAGCATAAGTTTGAGCATTATCGTGCATTGATTAAGGACATGGATGATCGGTTTACTGCCGCCCAGGAAGACTTCGCCTTTGAGTTCGCAGGGGTAAGTTCTTATCAGTTGGCCGGCACGAAGATTGATGCAGGGTTTGCTTACGATGGTACGGGTCGTGACTTAACGTATGACAGCGATAACACAGTGATAATTACGCCGAACGAGAATAGTTGATTGAATGGACGAAGCCAAAGAGTGCTGATAACACGCTTCGGCTTCTAACCACGAACACCTAACAGGAGGTAATCATGGCTAAAGAACCAGTAACACACTTGGGCGTTTCTTGTCAAACCGAAAAGGTTATCTACAGTCACAGTTCTTCTGAGTTGGAAAATGATACGAGGTTTTATGTTTACGTCTTCAGAGATGAAAAACCCTTTTACGTCGGGAAAGGTCACATGAGACGAGCTTACCGCCACGAAACAAACGCTGTTAATAACACGTATAACTTCCCTGTCCCGAATTACCTGAGAAAATGCTGGAGGAATGGGAGATACGTTTATTGCGATATCGTTCGGTTTTTTGATTCTGAAGAAGCCGCTCTCGACTATGAAGAGGTCTTAATCCAGAGGTACGGAAGAAGAGACCTCGGAGCAGGAACTCTTGTGAATCTAACAAACGGTGGAGAGAAAAACGCTGGGATAGTCAGGTCGGAAGAATGGTGTCGTAAAAAGTCTATCGAAGTGAAAACCAAGTTTGCTGATCCTACGAATCATCCAAGATACGGAGCAACACTCTCACAGGAAACAAAAGATAAAATCTCTAAATCCTTGATGGGGAACATACCGTCGCCTGAATCCATACGCAAAGGGACACTCGCTCGTACTGGTAAAAAACGAGGTCCTATGATGGATGAGCAAAAAGAAAAGCTGCGGAGTGTGCAGAAAGGCAAAGTCGCATGGGCGTATCAGTGGAAGGTTATAGGCCCCGATAAAGAAGAATATGTCACTTTGAATTTAAAGAAATTTTGCAGAGAGCATAATCTTAATCAGGGGAATATGTATCAGGTTGCAAAAGGGAAAAAGGATTCCGACAAAGGGTGGACTTGCCATAAAGTGTCCAAAGATAGGCATATACCGGAGAGAGACTGATGAGCGTCGGTGAAGATATAAAGGCAGCACTTGTTGAAGTTGGGGTGGCGTACACCATCATTCGGAATAGTGGTAACATATCCGGAGAATTTGGGCTGCTTGAGTTCTCTTCTCAGTTAACCAAACCCCTGACAATCGAGGCCTTCAGGCGCGGGATGACACCGTATGATACTGACATCCTTGCCGGTGATGTGGTCGAGTTCCCAGTCATTAATGAACGGTTTTTGGCCACGAACACTCTCCCTGAGTTGTTTGAAAACGCAATAGTTCATTACGATACGGTTTTTTACAAGTGCAACATATCGAGTGGTGAGTTGCTTCGACCGAGTGGTGAAACGTGGGACGATCCTTTAAATCAATACCATAAAGAAACTGAGTGGGAAGTCATCAAGGCTAACTGTGACGCAATGCAGGTCGCGGCTCTTTACGGCAATGATCTCGAAACCGATCAGGAAATAGCGTTGCTTGGTTTGGATAAAAAGGAAGTTTTGATCCAGCATTCAGTGGGCGTAAGGGTCCTGGATCGTTGGCAACCGTATTCCGGGGAATATTATCAGGTCAGTGTTATTGAACCAAGGCGTTACCCGAACATAGATGTCTTAGTGGTCGAGGAAGACCACCGATAAACCAATCCTCCTGGAGGAAAGCATGAAACGAGTGTTGTTCGTCGGGGAAAACCCCATAGGGACCAGTGGAAATTCAAATATGCTTGCAGCGATATTGTCCGACTTGGATCAGGACAAGTTTCGGCCAGGTTGCTTTGTCGTGCATGATGTGAACCCGTCATCGGTGATGTTTGACCCTTTGCCTTATACATTAGTGAACGGGACAAGCCAATCGGATTACTGGGGAAGCCAACGACTTATTTCTATCATTCAGGAAACCGACTTTGATTATCTCGTCATGGTTGGGATTGATTTTTGGAGATATCTAAAAATCTGGGACGTCATTCGTCGATACCGTGATGCCAAGAAATTCAAGTGGATTGCCATATTCCCTTACGATACATGGGATTTGCAACCTGCCTGGATACCCTACCTGAACATTTTAGACGCTCCATGCGTTTATTCCAAGTTCGGCTACGACGTGCTTAAACCTCATGTCCCTCACGTCAAATATTATCGACCTCACTTGAACGGTTGGGATCAATTCAAACCTCTTGAGGGCGATGACCTATCCCTTGCCAGACAGCAGGTGTTTCCTAATGTGGCGATTGGTTCCGTGATCTTCGGATTTGTGGGCCATAACCAAGTTAGAAAGTCTCCAGAACGGCTTGTGAAAGCGTTCATGGAAGCCAAGAAAGAAGTCCCGAACATCGTTCTTTATCTACATTCTGACCTGGAAGGTCTTTATAATCTGAAGCAGATCGCTCAGGATAATGGGGCGGTTGCCGGGGATTTGGTGTCTAAACAGCAGGGGTTATCTTATGAGCGTTCTAAAATGCCCATGATTTTTAATGCCATCGATTGTTTAGTGAACTGCAGTATGCAGGAAGGTTTGTCTTGGACTCCCCTTGAGGCCATGCTGTGCGGCACTCCTGTCATTGCTTCTGACACGACGGCTCAGACAGAGTTGGTGGAAGATGCTGGGCTGATGGTGCCGTGTAGAGATATGGCTTACGTGCCGATGTCGAGCGAGGGAGGTAACGCCTCGGTTGAATCAAAGGCCTGCCGTGTGGAGGATATTCGTGACGCCATTATTAAGGTGGCGAAGGACGCCGAACTCAGGAAGGAAATGTCACGGAAAGGGTTGAAGGTAGCCAATGAATGGGTATCCGGGGTTGACGACATTAACGCTCTTTTGAAGTCGTCCTCCAAAAAACGTAAGGTTAAAAAGATAGAAGCTGTGCTGTTCGCACAGCATTCCTCCGCCGGGGACGTTCTTATGACGACACAGTGCTTTAAGGGTCTTAAGGAACGACATCCAGACCTTCCGTTGGTTTACATGACACAGAAAGTGTTTGCCGGGGTTATCGAAGACAATAAATACATTGATGAAATCATTGGTTGGGACGAACGGCTCTTGAAAGAATACGCCATCGTTTACTCGCCTCACCAGCAAAAAATCCTCCCTGGCGGGTGGAATAATTTGGATGTGACTCTCCACAGTATGTATCCCTATTTTGTGAACGTCGACCCCGATGAAATCTTTATCAGTCCGAACCCACCAATTACGGGAATCATGGGAATAATGCCAGCAGGAGCCAATATTGGAGATGGCTACATCGTTGTCCACACCACGGGCGGCAGCAAGGAGTATCGGTCCTACTCTCACATGGACATGGTCTTGCAAGACATTGACATGCCCGTGGTTCAACTTGGAGGGCCTGGCGATTTGAGATGTAAATCCGATCTTGATTTATGCGGAAAACTCACCTGGCGTGAATCAGCCTGGGTTGTGCAGAACGCAAAGGCCGCCGTTGTTGTTGACAGCTTCATGAGCCATTTGGCCGGGGCTGTGGGAACTGACGTGGTTGTCCTGTACGGGCCTGCGCCGGCAAGGGTTGTCCAACCGAGGATGAAGGGCGGTGCGAAGCTGGTCAACCTGGAACCGGATATGCTGCAGGTCTGCGCCCCGCTCAGCCATTGCTGGAGTACACCGCAGAGAAACAAAGTCAAGTGTACGTCTCCTTGTATCAACACGATTTCGCCATTCGATGTTTCTAAGGCATTGGAGGGATTGTTATGTTGATAGGGATGAAATGCCTCAATGAACAGACCTCAGTTAAGCCGGTCATAGGCGATATCCATGATGAACCTTGGGTCGACCGGATCATCGTGATTGATGGTTGTTCCTCTGACGATACCGTTATTGAGCTGAAACAGTTCCCGAAAGTGGAAGTGTACCAGCACAAATGGGAAAAATGGTTTCATGCTCAGGAAGTCATCCAGTCGAACATCCTGCTCCAGTATATCCCGATGGACGAAATCTTTTTCATTCTGGATTTTGACGAACAATGCTCTCCGGAGTTGAAGTCGCTTCTTGCAGATATCGATGAGAACGGCATGCCGGACGATGCGGACTGTGTTCATGTTTCCAGAAAATCTTATGAGCTTATGCGGTTTCCTGGCTCACCTTTTGCCATGCCCGGACCTGACGGCTTCTGGCTCACGTCTCACCAGATTGGTCAATATCCGGACTTTCAGTTGCGGATCATAAGAAGACGCCTTGGAATGCAGTGGGTCAATTCCCCCCATCATATGCTCTTTGGCCTGCAGGAACAATTATTCACCAACAAGAACATCCAAGCTGATTTGATCCATTACCACGGCAAGGAAGACGCCAGGGATCGGGATAGCATTGAACGCCAGTGGTTAAGGAACCAAGCAAGAAGGGAATACCTCGGTTTGGAAGCCGACGTCTTTGAGTGTGATGCTAAACCTGAAATAGCTCATTATGCGCTACCGAGTTATTGGGAGGAAAATCGATGATGCAGATGTTCGAGGATGTGAAGAAGATACCCGGCGCCATTTCCATGACGGAGTCTGTAGGGATTTACCGCACAGTGATAGGCAGTTTACAAGGCGATCCCCATGGCGTTGCCGTTGATTTGGGCTCTAACGCTGGGAAATCATCTATTGTTGGTGCCAAGGCGTTGGCCGATGTTGGATTTAAGGGGAGGTTCTTCATGGTGGACCTGGCATACGATCTCATGAATCCTGAGTGGAAACACACCACACAGGGGGATGCGGATCTGATGCCGTGGGGTTACTTACGGGAGCCAAACGCTAAGGCCACGATAAAGAAAAGGGTTGAGAAATATTATCCGCACGTTGTTCTCGCTGGGTTGTCATCTATTCAATTCTTGTCTCAGGCAAAAGGTCCGGTCAGCTACGCTTTCATTGACTCAGACGATCATCAGGTGGAACTCGTTCATCAGGAGGTCAGGATGCTGGAGCATCTGGTCAGTCCTGGTGGTCTTGTCTTCTTCCATGATTTCAGGAATCAATACATCGGGCCTGCTAAAGCGTATGAGTATTTAATCTCCACGGGGAAGTATGAGGCCATTGAGATCGATTGGAAGTCTGCGATTGAGTATGCCAAGGAAAATAAGCTGGAAGATGGGAATGATTCCTGGCACATGCCTGGGGTTGATTTCCCCATTTTTGTCGGGTGCGTTAGGAGAAAACAATGAACTACGTCATAGGCGATAGTCATGTTTCCATATTCTCAGGTAACGCGGATGGCCTAAGCGTAGGGTTCCCCAATAAGGGGGACAAGTTGCCAAACTTCAGGACAGGCAATGTGTCGGCACGGTTGGCATACAATTTTGGGCAGAGGCAGTCTGCGACCGCTTGGCATGATCATCCTGTGACGGTCGCTGTTGACCATTTCCTGAAAGGCGTCCCTGCCGGATCTCCCGTAATTTTTTCTTTCGGGGAAATCGATTGCCGCTGTCACGTTTGGGATTACGCTTTGAATAGACGGTCGGCGTATCGGTCTTTATGGGCCGTGATTGACGAGATTGTCCACAGGTATGTTGAAGGCCTTGAAGCGTATAAAGACCGTGGTGTCAATGCTTACGTGTTGCTGCCTCATGTCATCAAGAAGAAAGAGGAAGGGACTATCGAATCGGCGGTTGGAACTTGGGAGCAGATTCGAGAAGCAAGCCAGAGATTCAATGAGGTGATGCGGACAGCATGGGACGGATCACGCTGCATTTCAATCTTTAACCGTATGTGTGACGAAGAAAGATATTCGGATCCGGATTGGTATTTGGATGATACGCATTTGAGTCAGAAGAATCTACCGGATATGTTGGAAGAATGCAAACGAGTGGGGTTGGAAATATGAGCGTCATTTATTGTTGTAAGCAATGCGGAAGAAGTGGCAGATTCGATGAAAAACCAAACTGGTGCTATTTTGACCGATGCGATTCCATCGAGAACGTGAGCGATGAGGATGCCGTGAAGATGGGGCTCGATATCCCTGATGACTCCATGTACGAGTTTGTCGGGGACGTGAGGTGGCATCCAATGACCGGTGAACGGATAGCCAATGCCATGCGCCACGGTAAAACGCTTCGGGAGTTTCAAGAGAATGTGATGAAGGGGGTTCGAGATCAATGATCAGTCTTGTAATCAACCTGGATACCAGACCGGGATTCATGGAGGACGAGACCGTTCAAAGCACCATGATGAAAGGGACTCGTTCCTTGGACTTCTTTACCGAAGGGGTCATCAACAAAGTTAAGTTTTTCGAAGGCCACGATCTGGAAACGACGGTCTTCATCGACATCCACGAAAGACTGCCCGAACAGGTTGAACACTGGCTCTTAAACGAAAACGATGGCGGAATTATAGACAATCTGGTTTTTAATCGGCACACGGAACAGTTCTTAGGGGAGTTTTGCCCGAAGTGGAATGATCTTAATTTCCTTAACGCGATGACGATTTCAAGGGGCGATTACCTCGTACACATGGACGGAGATATGAATGCGTTCATTAATGATCCGTCGGTAATTGACGAATGGATTGAATGGCTTGATGAAGGTAAGTATCAGTTCATTTGTTACCCGAGTGCTTACAGCCCGGCGCCTGCGGTTGATCCAAGGTTCAAGCATCATTGGTGGGCCTCGACGAGATTTTTTATGACTAAACGAATGCCGAATCCTGAAATTTGTCCCAACATATCGGATTACAGGGAAGTTGTTCGGTGCCTTTTGGATTCGGATTATTTGTATGAAGGTTATGGCGAGGAAGACACCCCAAGAACTCCCTGGCTTGAGCATATCCTCGGTCTCTGGGCGATTGGTCAAAGCCAAGTGTTTTATCCTCCCATTCAACCACAACGGTATCATATGTTTTCTTGGTCGAGGTATTACTCGGGAGTTCTCAAGCAGATGAATGAATGGCCATACAAGAAGGTTATTGAGTACGCAAATACAATCTCATATCCGTGTGATTTCGCGGCAAGGAGAATTTGATGAAAATTTTTCTAACAGGGAACTCATTCCCCTTTGGAGCGGGACTAAGCTACGGCGGCGAAAGAATCCTGGGCTACCTCACGCAAGAGCTGGTCAAATTAGGGCACCAGGTCTACCTATTTGCGCGAGAAGGAACGAACGTCCCCGAAGCGACTGAATACATCCCCGTGGGGCCGTTGAGTGATTACGACGTTCATTACAAGGCCGTATGCGACTATGTGAACCGGACTGGTGTTGAACCGGATATTTATTTCTGCGGATACTTTGGATCCGGGACCAGGGATGTTTTTGACAGATGGCCATACGTCGAGCTTTGCTGGTGTAAATGGACGCACAGCAAGTTCGAATTCCCAGAAGTAAAACCGTTCAATATCGTTTCTTACTCGAATCTCCTGCAAGAGGATCTGGTATCCAGCGGAGTGCCAAGCACCATGATTCACTATGGTCTACCGAAGGATTTATATCCCTTCCAACCGGACAAGGAAGATTACGCCTGCTGGATTGGTAAGCTGGAAGGCGGCAAAGCACCCAGGGTTGGAATCGAACTGGCGAAAGCTGCGGGTTTGAAACTGGTGGTAATGGGGCCTCCCTATAATTCAGGCACTTTTTGGAACGAGGTCGCACCATACATTGACAACGAGAATGTGTTCTGGGTTCGCGGCGTAGATGACGCCATGAAGTACAAAATAATGAGTAAATCCAAGTGTTTGATATATACAAACAATAGCACATGGCGGGAGCATGCAGGCATTATCATGCTGGAAGCGATGGCGATGGGGACACCGATCGTTGGGATGAGCATGGTGCAAAAACCTTGCTCGGTTGAGACAGACGATTTCATCATGGATGGTGTCAATGGATATGTGTTGAGATATACGTCCGATGATCTGGAAGCCATAGTGGATACAGGGGTTCCCCTAATCAACCGGATCGGTGAGATTGACCCTGCTGAGTGCCGTAAGCAGTTTGAAGAGAGGTTCACTGCTGATCTGATGGCGAGACGATACGAATGGTTCTTCAATAAGATAAAAGACGGTAGCAGGTTTGATTCTCTGGAGGTGCCGTTTTGATTACGGGAGAACGATTAGAGACTCAGGGTATGGGGGACAACCGGGTGCTAGAATACCTGGAAAACCGAATGTTCTTCAACTGCATCGACATCGGGGGAGTGCAAAGACCGTGGGCTTCCAATTATGTAAAGGCCTATGTGGACATGGTGAACCCACATGATTGGATGAAGCGTTACCCGGATATGTACGATAATCATCCTGAGATATGGGGATCAAAGTTGTTTTATGGAGACTGCGAATCTGACGAGGTGTGGGAAGAATTGGTTGAGTTCGTGGCAATCCGTGGGAAGTTTGACTTTGTTGTCTGCACCCAAATGGCCGAGCACCTGTCTTATCCTCAACGGTTTTTTGAGATGCTTCCGGACTTAGCGGATGAAGGATATATCGGTGTTCCCAACAAGTATTTTGAATTAGGCAGAGGGCGTGAGTTCGGGGATGAAGGCCTGAGACGATTAGGATTGTCCGGATCCTATCGAGGGGCGTTTCCCCATCGGTGGGTTTACACCATAAAAGACAGTGCCCTCTGGGGGTTCCCGAAATTGAGCGCCATTGAAACCATGGATTTTGGTCCACTGGAAAAAGAGCTGAAGCATTACGAGCCGCTGGATTGGGGGCAACTCGGCTTCTTTTGGAAGAACGACGTCCCTACTCGATTCATAAACGATTCTGATATTGGTTATCCGGATCCACAAAAAGCAATCGAACTATATCGAAAAGAACTGAGTGAGGGATTATGAAGCCTGACATCACATTGATATTCCCATCGAGCCCGTTTCTTTTAGATCAAGCGGTATTCCCTCCGCTGGGCATCATGTATCTTTCTGCCTATCTGAAACAGAAGGGGTGGGACGTTCAGTGCTTGGACTGTGGGATTGGCCATACTCCTGAGATGGTTGAATCTGATGTGGTTGGGATATCTTTCACAACTCCACAAAGAGGAGAGTCTTTTAAGCTGGCAGATCAATTTATGGACGCTGGGAAAAAGGTCATTGCTGGCGGCCCGCATCCTACTCATATGTCGGATGAATGTGGCGATCATTTCGGTTGGGTCTTGAGAGGTAGAGGTGAGCAGAACCTCCATTGGATGCTATCGAGATTGCCTCTTAAGCCGAACGCCATGAAAATACCTATTGACGATTACCCGTTCCCAGATCGAGACGCACTCCCAATTAAAGATTATCACTACGATATCGATGGAGTGCCGGCCACACCGATCATGACTTCCAGGAGTTGCTGTTTTCGCTGCTCATTTTGCGCGAAGATCGACCATGACTTCCAGATGCAGTCGGCGGAAAGAACCATAAGCGAGATCCGGCACGTCAGCGAAAAGTACGGTTACGATGCGTTCATGATCTTTGATGATGTGTTTGTCGCCAGTAAAAAGCGGCTTGAAAGAATCGCCAACGCGGTTGAAGGTGAGTTCAAATTCCGATGTTTTGCAAGAAGTAATCTCCTGGACGATAAGGTTTGTAAACTTTTAAAGAAGATGGGCGTTGTAGAAGTTGGTATCGGGATTGAAAGCGGATCTGATGAAATCCTGAGTTTGAATATGAAAGGGACCACCAGAAAACAAAACGTCAATGCTGTCCGGCGCCTGCATGATAACGGGATAAGGGCGAAGGCGTTTCTAATTGTCGGGCTCCCCGGGGAAAGTACGCAGACGGTTATGGACACCGCAGATTGGATCATCGAAGCGGAACCGGACGATGTTGACCTATCTGTCTTCCAGCCAATGCCCGGTTCGAAGATATTCGCTGATCCTGAAAAGTGGGGCATCCAATTCGAATATAACGGTAAGCCCGGTTGGTACAAGGGTAAGCCGGGAGAGTATGAACCGATTGCAAGAACTGAGCATTTGAGTGGTATGGAGATCCTTGAATGGCGGGATTTATTGGAACACGAATTCAAACAACCGGAGCTTTTAAGATGATGACCTTGTTTGTCGTAAATGGCTGCGCTGACCCTAAAGACCCTCGGGAAACCATTGGTTCCTTTGACGGCTTGGCCTCTGAGGTCCACCGTGTTGCGAGGCTGGAGGAAATCAATGGTACTGACCGCCTGGATTGGTACGGCGTTGTGTATGACGATGAGCGCATTGACGAGCAGTTGAACGAAGGCCTGAAGGTGTTTCTCGAATATACGAAAGCCGACGCTTTGGTACTTTTCAAAACAGATGGGAATAAAAAAGGCTCAAGGTCTCCGAGAATATTCAGGCGGCATATCACGTTGAAAGACGGTTCTTTAATGCCGGAGGAGCAGGATGTAACTTTTGAGACAGTCTTAAACGGGTGGATCCATGATATCGGTTAAAGTCAATAAAGCTGATGCACAGAGGATAATGTCTGCCCTTAGCGGTCTCACGCAAGTCGTTAAGACTCAAGGCCTTGAAACCCTCCCGTGGAAGTGCGCTGTTGATTATTATCAGCTGGTAATGAAGAACATCCAGCACAGACGAGCGCCAAGCCCAGGCTATTCGAAGCGATACCGGAACTGGAAGTATGAGTATGGGTGGATGGGATACCCGTCGCCATGGAAGTTGAAAGGTGATTTGGTTGCCAGTCTGGGAGCTTACAAATTCGGGGAAGGATATTTGGGGGGAGTTCAACCTGGGAAGATGGATTCTGGCGGCAAGTCGTGGTTCGGTAAAGGAAAGAAAGGGGCAAAGGGACCATCGAAATCTATTGAGATGTACGGACGTGTAGAGGAGAGCAAACGCCCAGTGTTTGAACCGACCATGAAAGAATATGAGAAAGAAGGATTCCAAAAGCGTGGCGATGAAATGCTGAAACGCATGGGAGCTGAGTGGAAATGAGAATTGTAAACATAGAGCCAAAGGACATTCATGTAACTCTCGACATGAGCCTAAACGAAATAGATATGGTTCTTGATGCGTTAGAGATAGCGGTGATCGAGTTTGATGGCAGTGAAGATCCGAAGCTACCAAGAGCAGTCGAGTTTTTAAAGACTACTTTCTGGAAGACATTGGATGGAGTAGCGCAAGAGGTAGGGCAATGAAAATTAGCGTTTCTGAGAAAGCGAATTGGGTGTCTGACTTGATATGCCGGGAGTTACAACGCTTTGTGGAGGATACCGGGGCGTGTGTGGAAGATGTCAGGCTCAGTAAATTGGATGGTCAGATAACCAGCGTAAGCCTGGGCATGAGCAGAGGTGAGCAAGATGACTGATTTGGATTCGACGGCAAAAGAGTCAAATATACGGGATTCGATCAAACGCTATTTTGTTGATAGCATCTATAAAACCGAAGGCATTCAAATAACTTTCGATAAATATCTGACCACGCCGAATGTTCAGGGGCATGCTGTTGACAGGTGGGTGTCAGTCAATTTCGGGGGCATGAGTTTAAGCGACTTATCAACCCATGATTTGGCTATCTATTGCTGTACCAGGGCTGATGGTGAGGGGTTTAAGTTGGCTCAGCTCAGGGACAAGGTTTACAAGTATCTCACGGATAATACGCAGACCGACGGGATGGCCAGGTTTGCTTTTTATAGGAGTCGGGCGACCGGCTCATGGACGCAGTTAGACGGTGGTTTCATTGTTCAGGATGTTATGGAGAGTAAGCAGTTTGAAGCCGATGACGGCACTAAGTTCAAAATCTTAACGGTTAGGCTTAGGTTCTCATCGAAAGTGTAGGGCAATCTAATGGAAAGAAACTTTGTATTCTGTGAAAAGTGTGGTAAAAAGTTAATTGAACGATTGCCTAACGGCCTTTATCGCTTTGTTTTTGGCCGTAATCCTGAAGATCCGGGCAACCCACCAGTTGACATGACCGTCCATGGCAACTTAAAAATCAAATGTTTACGCAGAACTTGCGGACACATGAACATCTTAAACTATTTTCCTTTCGAGGACGATAGCCGTTCTTCAATCGGTTAATTCCGAGCTCCCCAATCAGCATAGCTGAAAATCCGGCAATATTCATTTTATTTGATTCTTTTTTTTGGATCGAAAGGAGTTTCAGTTATGAGTCGACAAGGACCAGTTACCAAAGATACTTCGACCATTGCCATTGGGCTTATGCAGATTCGCGTAGGCACCTCGGCAACCTATATCACTCAGCCAGGAGCAGGATTGACGGCGAGTGATTCCATTGGCGCACTTGCGAGTACCAAGTTTGTCGGTAACACCGATTGGTATAAGCTGGAGTCCGGCTTTCCTCTTATTGAGGATTACACCGTTCCTATCCGGGAAGGTGCCGCGCTCGAATGCGCTTTCAAAGAAATCACACCTTACAATATGGCGTTGGCTAACGGCATCGATCCTGCGAGCGATTACGCGGAAGTGCATTCCGGAGAGATCGTGCTGGGCGGCCGTGTTGCACCGGAGTACCTGCGGGTTGAGGGTGTTTACACCTACCCCAACGGTTCCAATACCATGACCTTTATCTTTCCGAGGGCGCAGGTTTCCGCTAACGTGGAAACGGATTTCACTTCGGAAGATGCCGCGGCGATTACGGTTATGTTTGAGTCCAAGAACGCATCCAGTGACGTGAGTGGCGGGAATGCAATCTGGGACAGCAAACCTCTTGGCCACATCGAATGGGCGTAAACCTTTAGGATAATTGTGGCAGGCGTTGTTGCCTGCCACAAAGATTAGGAGAAATACCATGCCGGAAAACGAAGAAATGAAATTGAATCCCCAGATTGTGGATGCCGAGATCGGCATCCGCAGTCTCAGGAAGATTAAGGTGTATCCGTTAAGTATGTCCGATCAGTTAAAGTTAACCGATATCGTAATGA